GCTAATTCGGGTTGGAACTATACATCAAGCACGAGTTATATAACTCTTCAATTTTGGGTGAAATCTAGTGTTGCACAGAATTTTTATGGATATCTTAGAACAAAAGATGGTACAGGTCAAATTTACAGATTTGAAACTGGCTCTTTAACTGCTAATACTTGGACAAAAGTAACAAAAACAATTCCCGGCAATTCTAATATTACTATTAATAATGATAATGGTGAAGGATTACAAATAACTTTTGCTCTATATTATGGAGCTGATTTTACTGACTCAGGTGCATCTCTTAATGCTTGGGGTGCTTATGCGTCTGGAACAAGAACACCAGATATGACTGGCACGTTAGATGATTGGTATTTAACCAATGATGCAACATGGGAATTGACAGGCGTTCAACTTGAAGTAGGCAGCGTGGCAACAGATTTTGAACACAGGTCGTATGGTCAAGAGCTTGAGCTTTGTAAGCGTTATTTTTATAAATGGAATAAAACAGGTTCAAGTAGATATACATATTCTGGTGGATATTCTTCACACGCTACATCAGCTTTTGTTGATGTTACTTTTAATCCAGAAATGAGAGCAGCTCCAACGGTAGGTAGTTTTAGTGATGCTAATGTTACAAGTGCTAGTTGGAGCACTTTAAATCCAGAATGTGCTATATACAATGGAACTGCAACTCAAGCTGGGTCAGCAGCTAGGATTGCTAGTGCTGTTGACTTTTCTGCGGAGCTTTAACTATGACTTATAAATTACCAAGTAAAGATATTTTTGGAGAAACACCAAACACAATTTTAAAATTTACAGATGATACAAAAACAAAATATCTTACTATCCCAAAAGATCCAGCAAACACCGACTACCAAGAGTACCTAGAATGGGCAAAGACAAACACAGCGGAGGCAGCTGATTAATGGCATTGACAAAAATAAAAGCTGATGGCTTAACAGCTGATCTGATTGATGAAACAAAGTTAGCCGATAACTCTATAGACTCAGAACATTATAATGATGGGTCTATAGATAATGCCCACTTAGCAGATGATGCTGTTGGTGTTGCTGAACTCTCAGCTACTGGTACAGCATCTAGTTCCACCTTCTTAAGAGGAGATAACACATGGGCAACTCCTACTGATACTAATACTGTTACAACAATAAACAACAACGCAGATAACAGAATTATTACTGGCTCTGGTACTGCTAACACTTTAGAAGGTGAAGCTGATTTAACTTTTGATGGTACATCTTTAAGCCTTGCAAACGGTAAAGGAGTCAGAACAAACTACATTAGACCAACAACTAATGGTAATACCAATACAGGGGGTGCTTCACAGCAATATTGGAAATTAGGAGACATAAATTTAAATGGTAGCGAAGCAGCAGAAATAACTCTACTAGGTGCTAATGGTTATTCGTCCGGTAACACAGAGGTTTATGGTAAAACAACTATTATATTAAGAGGTTCTAACGGAAATACACTTATAGGAAGTTGGTGGGTAGATGGTGGTCAAGGAGCTCACTATTCAGATGTTAGATGGAAATATACTTCTGGTACTACTTATGAACTTTGGGTATCTGCTGGTAGTTTTAATAACATTGCTCCTTTTGTAAAAACAACAGGAACTTTTAACCAAACAAATGCTGCTGGCACAAGTTCTAACACTGCTCCCACTGGATCTACTGCATTACCACAAACTCATTATAGATCGGTAGGAACTATTAATACTGTTGAATATACCACTACACATACCAGATATCTTCAAAATATTAAGATGGATAGTGGTAAAGGTATTGACTTTAGTGCTACTTCTGATGCTAGTGGGACTGGTATATCTATGGATAATGAGCTTTTTAAAGATTATGAAGAAGGCTCATGGACACCTGTTATAAAGAAATATGTTAATGGTTCTTGGGTAAACGCAACTATGACTACTGCTGGTGGTATATCTGATTGTTACTATGTGAAAATAGGAGATATATGTCATTTCCATGTAGGTTGGAGTGGTTTTGAAGTTTCAGATTCTAGTTATTGCGTATTAGGAGGATTACCTTTTGCTTCTGCGGGTCGTGGTCAAATGGTTGTGACTTATAATATTGCTTTTGGTAATGACCAAAATCAAGGTGGGCATATAAGTGCTGGTGGGGATCAACAGGTACAATTTTATTATAATGGTAATAATTGGAACTCATGGCGGAATAATGTAGCTGGATTATATCTCTATGGAGATGGCTGGTATAAAGTAGCATAAACAACAAAAAATTATGGCATTAACAGAAACAATCGAATACGACAAAATAGAAGTTGTCGGTCAATACAAAGCGGTGCAAGTAAGAAAAGCACATATTGTCAAAAAAGACGATAAGGAACTTACAAGATCTTTTGAAAGATATGTATTAAATCCAGATGCAGATGTCAGCAAAGAACCAGCAGAGGTTAAAGCTGTATGTGATGCAGTTTGGACAGATACGGTGAAAGACTCGTGGAAGAAATACCAAGAATCGAACTCCCCAGAGTAACACCTATAGAAACAATATCCATCCCTTTACCAACAGCTGATGTTCCTTATTATGTACCTTTAGTAGTTCCTCCTAGTGATCTTAAAGAACCTGAAGGTACTAAACCAATAGAAACAACTGAAGTACCTCCACCTCCTACTTTAAACTTACCACCCTTACCACCAATCCCTATTCCACCACCTGAAGTCTTAGTTCCTACAGTAATCACAGCTGTTACAGCCGTAGCAGCAACAACTGTAGCTACTCCTATTATTCAGGATTTAAAGGAAAGAATAACGAAGTTTTTAAATAATAAAATTAAAAAATGGAAGGAAAACCGGAAGAAAAAAAGAAAGGGCTAATAGGTAAGCTAAAAGATGTTGCTGAAGATAAGGAACATCAAATAGAAATCTTAGGTACCTTTGTAAGACTGGGTGTAGTGGTGTGGTCAGGCTTCATCATTACAATGAATTACGTAGATATACCAATGGTTAAGAAGTCTGGTAATTCAGATATCACTTTTGTCGCCAGCGTCTTTACTGGAGCTTTAGCCACATTCGGTTTGACTACCGGTAAAAGTAATAATAGTAATAAAACACTTGAATGCCCGATGGCACAAAAAGACAAACCAAAAGCATGAAGAAATTAATTCTGCTTTTAGCTCTGTTATCACCCAGCATAGCTAGAGCCAATACTGTCACTCCCCAGTTCACAACAGGGAGTATGAATAGTACCACTACTACAACTCAAACTATCGTAGAAACAGAGCAAGTCCAGGTTTTTGGAGCAGCTGTTAATACGTGGTCGGGTACAAATATAACTCCATCAGCAGATATAACAACAAGTGGTACAACGTTTTCTGTGACTAACGCAGCCAACCCATGGAGTTTAGAAACAACAACAAGAGCCGCAGGGTTAGTAGAACAAAGAGATTACACGAGAAATTACACAATAAACTCTACTACTACTTCGCTCTCTGTCTTCTCACAGTAAACCCAGCGTTTGCTGAAGGAGACACCAATAATAATAGTAACCCCGTGGCAGCGGCGACTGGAAATGTCACCAATCAAGCTGTACAATTCCAGAACAATGGAGCTTCGTCACGGCAAAACTATGGTCCTAACATATCTTGTAATGGATCAACAATGACGTTTAGTCCTTTTTATATGGGCAACCATACTAATCCGTATTCAGCGGATGAAGATACCAGAGAATTATACCCTTCTAGTTATCAGTTAAATGAGAACTGGGGTTTTCAAGTTAACTTCATGGTCCCTCTAGATAGAGAAGGTTTACGACAATGTAAAGCCATCGCTAAACGTCAGGAAGAAAAAATGCAATTAGATTTTGAGCTCGTTCGTGCATTAAAATGTGCCGAGCTCCAGCAGAAAGGCTTTACCCTACTACCTGGATCAAGGGTCTATCACCTTTGCTCCGATGTAGTACCTATTCAATCATTATTACCAAAAGAAAATGTTAGCACTAATAAAACCTCTCGTTTTAACTTCTTTAAAAAGTGAGAAATTTAAAAAATTTGTAGTGGAACTACTTGAAAAATTAGTTGAATCTACAGATAACGATTTAGACGATACCGCCCTAAGAATAGTTAAAAAAGGTTTAGGAATAGACTAATGCCCTATGAAGTTATACACGGTAGAACTGGTTACAGAGACATCGAGAAAATTTTTAAAACATTTGAAGCTGCTGATAATTATATAAAATATCAGCGTGGTTTAGGCAGAGATGATACTCACTATTTAGAAATAGATCGTGTTGATGCATCTGGTTCTAAAAAGAAGGAAAAGCTTCTGGCAAAAAAATCAAAAAAATCCAACAACTCAAACAAACTAAAAATTAAAAGCACATAAATGAAAGACGGAATAGGTAGGGAATTTGATGATGAATTAACAGATTTTCTTAACTGGTACTTAGATGCTGGTTTGAGAATTTTCACCCCTTTAGATAACTCAATACATTTTGTAGAAAATCTTACTTCAACATGTATTTATAGACATGAGCAATTTCAAGTTGAATTTGTGACTGTTAAACCAAATACTTACATTCCACCACATACTCACCCTAATGTTGATTCTTATGAAGTGGCATTAAAAGGTATTGAATTTTATTCAAATGGTGGTACCACTCTTCCAATGTGGTTTGCAAATCAAAAAGCAGAAGATTCTAATCTATCTGCTGCACATTATTTATTTGTACGAGTCTTACCTAATGATGAACATTCAGCTAAAGCTGGACCAAATGGTGGATGCTTTTTGTCTGTTCAACAATGGAAGAATGGAGTTAAACCTTCTGCCGTAGGTATGGACTGGAAAGGCGGAAGTAGTATGGGAGATAGTCATAATACTCAAATAACCAGTACAACTGAACATGAAGAAGAAAGCAACTGAAGAACAGTTCAATGAACTACATCAGTTGGTCACACAAGAGTTTTTAGACAGAGTTAAGAGTGGAGAAGCTACTACTCAAGATTTAAAAGCAGCCTGTGATTGGCTGAAATCTAACGATATTAGTGGTATTGCTTATGATGGCAACCCATTATCAAAACTGGCAAACGTATTACCAGAAATAGACCCAGAGTTAGTCAAAACAAAACTATATGGCAGACAAAGGAGCTAAGTACGCAAACGGTAACTACAAAGCTCAACAAAAGGCGTACAACAAAACTAAAAAAGGAAAAGAATTACGTGTCAACGCAAATAAACTTAATCGGAAACTTGGTACTTATGGAAATGGCGATAACAAAGACGCTGCTCACTATAAGGGGAGTAAGACCAAAGGAAGACTCCAAAGCCCATCAGTTAACCGAAAAAGCAGACTCAAGATACGTAAATGACCCCATTACTACCTAGCCCAAAACATTACTTATACAACTTAATAACCATGACAAGTCCTGACGCTAAAAAGCTCTGGAGAAGAGCTATTAAACAGCACTTTAATTGTCAATGTGTTTATTGCGGAAAATCTTATGAAGAACATGAACTTACACTCGATCACGTCACGCCTCGTTGCAGAGGTGGAGAAGATCTTACGACGAATATCGTCCCCGCCTGTCAAAAATGTAACCAAGGGAAAGGTAGTAATCATTGGCTCAGATGGAGTCGAGAGACATTTGGAAGTCAACCTGAGCGAGAGCAACTTATAAGCGATCATATCGCTGCATAATTAATATTGATACATTTGTATGGATGATACGTTAACAGCCCTTCAGAGCGATTTTAAGCTGTTTCTACAGGCATTGTGGGACCAGCTTGATCTCCCTCAACCTACACGGGCTCAATATGCAATTGCAGACTACTTACAAAGTGGTCCTAAGCGTTTACAAATCCAAGCATTTCGGGGAGTAGGTAAAAGTTGGATTACTGGAGCATTTGTGCTTTGGACTCTATTTAATAACCCCGAAAAGAAAATAATGATAATCTCTGCCTCTAAAGAGAGAGCAGACAACATGAGTATCTTTTTACAAAAACTAATTATTGAAACACCATGGCTTTCTCATTTACGTCCGAAGTCCGACGATGCAAGGTGGTC